TCATAAAAATGCTTATGCGAAACAAACGCAGCCCGGTCCAATTGTATGTATTTACCACTATGATAGTCTTTCACCCACATTTATAAAGAAAAAGGTTCTGTTTATTATATTTTACTAATACTATAATGAACGTATGGATTGTAGTGGGCATTGCCATTGCACTCGTGGTGTTTTATTACCTATATCTTTTTTTCTATCCTCCAAAGCCCGAATTTATACCGAACAGCGAATTTGTCGAGGACAATGAGAAGAAGGGTGAGGCCATATTGTTTTATACAGAATGGTGTCCTCATTGCAAAACGACCTTGCCGAAGTGGCTTGAATATAAAAAGGCCTACAATCAAAAAAAACAAGCCATCAGTTTTCGCGAGGTCGATTGTGACGAGAATGTAACCGAGGCCGAACGGTATGGAATAGACTCTTATCCGACTATTGTTCTTGTGGTCAATGAAAAACGTTACATTTATGACTCGGAGTTCTCACCAGAGACCATGGATAAATTTATCAATACAATCTTTCAGTTGTAACATTTTCTTAACTATTCTTAATGGAAGAACCCAGATTGAACATTGAAGAATTATACGAGTCCAAAAAGAAGAGCGACTTGTCTCGATTATCCATCTATAGTAAATTGTTAGAACGGGTGCATCAGACCATACGCGTGGCCTCTCGACAGAGAAACAGTCTACAGTTCTGTTCTTTTGTCATGCCTGAAGTATTGCTCGGACAACCGAATTATGATTTTTCAGAATGTCTCTCTTTTGTATTAGACCGCCTCACGGTAGATGGTTTCAATACACGTTATATTCATCCCAATCTTATCTTTATCTCCTGGGGACATTGGGTGCCAGATTACGTGCGCGAGGAGCTGAGAGAAAAGAAGCATATTGAGGTAGACCATTTTGGTCAAGTAGAAACACCTGAGCCGACCCGCGTCGAGTTCAGGACCGAGGCAAAGCCGAAAACAAAATTAATGCAAAGTTATAAGCCCACAGGTAGATTTGTCAAGAGCTAGCCTAAACCTTTTGTAAAAGAAAGAATAAATGATTATCGTAATGAATACGTCGATGTTTCAATACGTATCGGATGAAGAAGGGATTATTCCAGTCCTAAAAAGGGTATTGGCGCGGTGGGATGAAGTCGTTCGTCCATGTAAAAGATGTAAAGCCTATCGAATTGCTTTACATGTTTCTACCCAACCACTTGAAAAAAATGTATTGGCTTCTACCCTCGTCACAAAGTTCTTATACTTGGGTGAGCATACGTTTGGAAACACCTTTCCAATGGTAGGGGCGATTGTCCTCAATGCAACCTATCTTTATGGTTCCCTGAAAGAAGAACAGTTGTATGCGGTATTGTTACATGAGGTGGGTCATGTATTGGGAATAGGAACCATATGGTATTTACCCAATGCTCCCTTGACCCCTTACCAAGAGAATAACAAGGAAAAATATTATTATACAGGAACCGCTGCTTTGCGTGAATACAAATCCTATTATCCCACAAGCGAGTTGGTGGGCATTCCACTCGAGGACGATGGAGGGGAAGGAACACAAGATGCTCATCCAGAAGAAGACATGAATCGTATGATTGACGGAAAAGCACATCCGGGGTTACAGGATGAACTCATGACGGGTTGGATAAATTCATTGACCTCTTTGAGCCGAATCACGCTAGGATTTTTAGAAGACATGGGTTATGTGGTAGATTATACCAAGGCAGACCCCTATTTAACTTAAATCAGGCTCCCCAAACATGTTACGAGCTACGTTTTTGCGATTCTCTTCTTTCTTTTCGGGCTTCTTCTCATTCCTTTCATCTCTATTCCTTGTCTCGGTATTCCTTGCCTCGGTATTCCTTGCGTCGGGAATCCTTGTACCTAGTTGGTTAGGAACCTGATTGGATAGGGGTTTGTTCTGATTCGTATTTTTCTTTAACGAGTTGTCTACGGGCAAAGGAACGGGCTGAGGAATGGGCTGAGGAACGGGCCGAGGAATCGGCAAAGGCTCCCGACGATTCATATTCTGACTGTTATCATAGGGTATGGATGGATTTTCCACACGTGGAAGATTGAGAGGTTTTAATACAATATTTGTGTTTGTGTTTGTATTTGTATTTTTGTTTATATTTTTGTTTTTGTTTGTATTGACTGTAGGTTCTACGGGCTCTACCTTTTTGGGAAACCCAAACATGTCCTTTTCCATGGGCTCTACAGGTTCTACCGTTTTTGCAAACCCAAACATGTCCTTTTCCACAGGAACTACGGGTTCTACTTTTTTGGGAAACCCAAACATGTCTTTCTCTACAGGTTCTACAGGTTTTGTAATACCGAACGTGTCTTTTTCAGTTTCTAATCCAAATGTATCTTTTTGTGGCTCCGGAACAGCCTTATCCATAGTATCTTTCGCCATGAACGAGGGAGCACTAAATCCACGAAAGGTATCCGTAATACCTGAAATCCATGACTTATCTGTCTTTTCAGGGTTTACTGTATTCAAGGGTTTATCCAGACCGGTATCCAAGAGGTTGTCCTGTATTGGCTCTTGCTCCTTCGTGTCATACAATGGCTCCTCTTCCTCTTCCTCTTTCTCTTCTGTCATTTCAGGTTCTTTGTAATTCTCCGGCAAAGGAAGAGGTTTGTTGACATAAAGAGAACTATTATACAGAGGTTCCTCTTCTAACTCTACCTCATCTTCAAGGGCTATCTGGTTTCGCGGCGCATTAATCACATTCTCTTTTTGAAGCTGGGTATATTGCTGCTGGTTGAGGTCTTTGGTCTGGTCATCGTATATTTTCTCAAACAGGATGAGTGCGTTGACGAACCGTCTTTCACAATCGGTATACAACGCGCCGATGAGTTCTCGCGTCTTTTCCTCGGTTTCGAGAATGGTTTTCATGGTCAGCATCGGATTGATGCTATAAATGGTCTCCCCGTTCTTTGTATTCATGTGAAACAATACGTTCAATTGTTCATTCAGTGACTCTCTGTATATTTTTGTCTCCTCTTCGATATGCTTAATCTCTTCCACGTAGCGCTTGATATAGGGATTGCTCTTGGACACCGTAAACTCTTGGGTAAACAAAGGGTCGGTGCAGTAAGAGAGTGAACGAAAGTCAAGTAATTCAATATCTTTAAAACTTTTTACGTGACTAGGTCGAACTTGCTCACCTGTAAAGGTCTGATAAAAAAGAGTCAGGTCATTATTGTATTTGATGTTCATTTCAGGGCTTCGGGTTTTCCATGATTTTTGACCGTAGTCAAAGACGTCATAATAGAGGAGGTCTAACTCCTTGATACCGACCTCGTCGTTCAACGTTCTCGTCCCTTGACTCGCGCAAACCTTTTCACCTGGATTAAGAATATAAAAATCATCTTCCGTGTCATCCAGTTTATTTTTCAGGATATTCACGCGTCGTTTGCATAGGTTCATGGGATTGGTCAGTTGTTGCAAGACGGGGCTCACGCCCTTGGGTATCTTTTTCAGCTGTTGAAAATCTTTCAGGTAGAATACCTGTTTCTCACCGTTTTCGTCTTCATACATGTATTGTGGGTCCAAAGTCGAGACAATCGCACTGTATATCATCATAATTTTGATGTAATACTTTGCGATATTCATGAGCATCTTTTTTTTGGCGGTTTCATTCGAGGGAATGAGGTCCAACACAGCCTCTTGTATGGTTTCCGACTCAATGTGGCTGTTCAATAACCCAATCTCTTCGTGTGTTAGGTTTTTGTCAAACACACTCGATACCAATACAATTAGATTGTCCGAATATTCCTTGTCGGTTAATCGTAAGAGGTCAATCACATTTTGTTTTAGAATGTAATGTATCGCAATATCATTCACATGACTTGAAAAAGATTGGTCCAGTGCGACAGGTTCTTCCGTTTCGGCTGTCTTTGAATATAGATTAAAATTACCCATTTATTATAACGAAACAAAATAAAAATTGAATGTTACGCTTAGATTAGTTGAGTATAACGATGAAGACCATGAAAAATCACAAGACCATTCGAGACGATATGTGGAAAATGTTCGAGCATGTTCCAGAGAAGGAGGAATTAGACTGCATTTATACAGCCGAGGACATCTGCGAAAGATGTAGTCAAGTATTGTTTATTTCCGACGAAGGGTTTAAATGCTGTTCAAACAAGGTCTGTGGAAAAATATACAAGGACATTGTGGATTTTGGAGCAGAATGGAGATTTTACGGGGCGGACGATATCAATACGACGGACCCGACCCGTTGTGGGATGCCCGTCAACCCGTTGTTGGTCGAGTCCTCGTTCGGTTGTAAGATTATTTGTAGGCAGGGGTCTAGTTACGAAATGAGAAAAGTGAGACGTTATACGGAATGGCAGTCGATGCCGTATAAAGAAAAATCCAAATACGATGATTTCCAAACCATCAATGTGCTCGCCACCAACGCAGGCATGCCCAAAATCATCATTGATGATGCGATACGCTATTACAATAAGATATCCCAAGTCAAGACCTACCGAGGTGTCAATCGCGACGGGATTTTAGCCTCTTCCATATACATTTCGTGCAGTATAAATGAACATCCGCGCACCTCGAAAGAGATTGCCGAAATCTTCAAACTGGACAACACCAGTGCTACCCGCGGGTGTAAGAACGCATTAAGTATTTTAAACGATATCGAGCGAGACGAGGAAATTAAAACCGTGTTACACAATACGACACCCACGTCGTTCATCAACCGGTTCTGTAGCAAATTATCCATCAATCAAGAACTGACCACGCTTTGTCTCTTCATCGCAAACATTGTAGAAAAGACCAAGCTTATACCGGAAAATACCCCCCATTCCATCTCTGCCGGGATTGTGTATTTCGTGTGTCAAAAGTGCAATCTGAGTATTACCAAGAAGATGATTACGACCATTAGTAAAATCAGCGAAGTGACCATCAACAAATGCTTTAAAAAATTGGAACTTCAAGAAGCGAAATTAATACCTCCTCATTTACTTAAAAAATATATATCGTCTTTATAATGTTACAATACCTATTTGTGATACCGTATCGTGATAGAGAACATCATAAGTTTTTTTTTGAGAATTATATGAAATATCTGTTAGAAGATTATGACCCTTCTACGTATGAAGTGGTTTTCTGTTTGCAAAAGAATGACCTGCCGTTTAATCGGGGCGCTATGAAAAATTGCGGCTTTTTGTATGCCAAGGAAAAATACCCGGAACGATACAAGGACATCATTTATATCTTTAACGATGTCGATACGGTGCCTTATCAAAAGAATATGATTACGTATGACCTTCAGCCAAACGAAATCAAGCATTATTATGGGTTTGATTTTGCACTGGGAGGGATTGTGGCCATACGTGGGTCTGACTTTGAAGCCATGAATGGGTTTCCTTCTTTGTGGTATTGGGGATGGGAAGACACCATCCTCTATCAACGCGCGCTTAAAAAGGGCATCAAGGTGAACCGTGAACAGTTTTATAAATTCGGAGATACACGTATTCTACATCTCATCCATGATAACGAACGGACCATTTCACAAGATGTGTATCGACAATACAGAGGAGATACTGTTCTCGATGGACTAGATACACTGAAGGAAGTGACCATGACCAAAGAAGAGATGTTGGAAGTGAATCATTTTGTATGCAGTTATGATTACAGAGACAAATCATTGGTCACGACCACCTTGGTGAATGCGAATCATCCCGTCAACCGACCTATCCAGAGACCTAGCTATAAGCCGAGACAAAGAGCCCGAACCATGGCGTTTGTATAAATGTTAGTCATGGTCATTATCTAAGAATTTTCGTATCGAAGTATAAATGCCTTGATTGACCGAGACCGTCGAAGACTTCTCTGTTCGTATACCCAGATACTCTTTGATGACCGCTTCTACGTTACCGTGTAACTCGAGTTTCTCGATACATACCTCTCGTGTATAATTGGTATTCCGCATCAGAATCGCAATTTCATCAATCGGTTCGTTCATACATAATGGATAGAGTTGTATTTAAATCTATACCTTAAATATATATGTTATTAGACAGCCTATGTACACCCACGGTCGTATTTATTGTGTTTGCGATTGCGCATCTTAGCTTAGAAATGTATGACCAGCATTACTCTTTGGCATTGTTAAAGAGTGTCCTGGTATTGGTGATGATTTGTTTGTTGGAATTGTTATGTATCGTGAAGCTCCACCTCTTGGCATGGATATTGGTGTTTATGCCCCTCATACTATACAGCTATATGACACTCATCATTTTCTTTGTCTTTGGACTAGACCCCTCCCCTAAAATGAAACAATTCCTTGTTCAATAAACCTTAAGGTTACATCCTGAATTCATTTAAAAATAATCCATAGTGTATACAAGGATGGACCCAAATGAATATAAGTTAGACATCGATTGGATGTTTTATATTCATTTGCAGAGTTCTAGTGCGTGGGGGATAGAGAGTTATTATCCGATTCTCAAATTGGAAAACCTGAAAGACTTGGTTCTCATTTCGCGTGAGATGAACTTCGAGCTCATGAAAAAAACCTTATTCTTTTTCATGAAAGGAAAAATTAAACCCATGTGGGAAGACGAACACAATTGCCAAGGAGGCGGATTTTCCTTTAAAATATCCAACAAACAAATTGAACCTTTATGGAAAAAATTACTCTTTCTGGTTATTGGTGGAACCATTACCAAAGACAAGGAGGTAAATGACCATATTACAGGGATTAGTTTGTCTCCGAAAAAATCTTTTTGTATTCTGAAAATATGGATGAAGACATGTAAGTATGTAAATGCCGGAGTCTTTATCGATATAGAGGGACTAGACAAGAAGACGTGTCTTTTTAAACAGCATGGAAAAGAATAACTTATCCATGAGATGGCAACGGGGCCAACCCAAGCTTGATTTCACCCAGCGAGGCCACATTGTATTTGATAATCAAGGGAAGGTCATTCTCCATAAACAATTGGATTTGATTACAAAGGTTCGTGCACTTGATAAAGTAATTTAGATTCTTTAGTGAAAACTCACCTTGAATCACCTTGTTGTTTTTTTGAACAAAGTTCATCCCGTCTGACTCGCTGCGAATAATCTCCACATCCGCATAGCTACCCGAACACTTGAAAATCAGTTGACTCTTCACCGATTTAATCTCTAGCTTGTCTGAGATGGAATTTAAATCGCGAATAATCTTCTGGAAGTCAGAGGAAGGTAGATTGATAATGGATGAAAATTTCACATCTGGAATGGCCAACTCTTCCTGTTCGGGTTCAATCAGTTTCAGTTTCTGAATTTTACATTGTTCCTTCTGTTTGTTCTCGAACTTCAAAACCAGATTCTCGACAATCCCCTCGTTATAATCGTCGTCCTCGATGTAAATGGAAAGGGTATCCTCCGTGTCGACGGTGCTAATCAATTTGAAAAGGTTAAACACATTTACACCAATGATGATTTTGTCTTTGTTGCATTCATAATATTCAAAATTCTCGCTGAGTAAATGTAGATGAACCAATACCGTATGAGACTTATCCATGTTGACAATCCGCATGCCATCCTTCTGAAAGGTAATGTTGGTCTCAATCAGAATGTCCTTCAGCGCGGTCATGAGGGTTCTAAATGGAGCAATCTGAACGGTTTTGATGAGTAAAATCGGCTTGTTTCCCGTTTCCATTCTAAAGAGACCTTACGACTATTTTTTAAATGTTTATTTATATGAATAACATGATGCATACCTATGATTTCATTGTGATAGGAGGAGGGATTGCCGGGCTCTATTGTGCCATGGAACTCTCCAAATCTCATAAGGTATTACTCTTGGAAGCCCAAGACCGATTAGGTGGACGTATTCATACACATCAAAATCCACACTATGAAATCGGGGCAGGGCGTCTTCATTCAAGTCACAAGCATCTATGGTCATTGCTGAAGCGTTTTCATCTGCACACCTTCCCTTTGTCAGAACGAATCGACCATATCAACGCGACCGATGGATATGTTCCTCATGTGAACCATTACATCGATGACATGATACGAAAAACAACCCACACCCTCAGTGAAGAGATGAGACAATTCACCTTTGAAGAACACTGTAGGAACGTTCTCGGAAAAGAAGATACGGAACGTCTGATTCAAGCGCGTGGCTATAGTTGCGACTTTCAAGAGAATGCCTATGACGCCATTCGTATGTTTCGTAGAGAGAGTAAAGGTGGATTTTTTGTAACCCAAGAAGGTTTCGGCGAGGTGATAAAACAAATGAAAGAATCGACCGCAGCATCCATACGTCTAAACCATATGGTCAAGGACATTTCTTTGACGGATGGTGTGTATCAGGTCGACGAGTTTCACGCGAAAAAGTTGATTGTCACTTTGCCCGTGCAAGCCTTACAACAGATTCCTTTCTTTCATCAACCTCTTTTCCAAACCGTCATGACGATTCCATTGATACGTATTTATGCAAAATATCCATCGCCTGCTTGGTTTGAAGGCTTGCCTCACATGACCACCGCCTTTGTCTCGGGTCAAATCATACCGATTCGAGACGGACTTATCATGATTGCCTATACTGAAAAGATTGAACCGTTTCTAAAAAGGGGGCGACCCTTACCGAAGAAAGAACTAAAGAAAAAGATAAAAGAAGAGCTGAAAACCATGTTTCCTTTTTTATCTATTCCTGACCCTGAATGGATAGAAGCCTATCTCTGGAATACGGGTTATCATGCGTGGAAAAAGGGAGTGAATTCTGAGAACATACAAAAAGAAATACAACATCTTTCTCCAGGTTTATTTTTCTGTGGAGAAACCTATTCCAATACACATGGGTGGATTGAAGGAGCATTAGAGACGGCTCACAAGGTGGTAAAAGCCGCTTAAAACTCCACTTCGGAAATATCAAAGGCCGTCTCTTTCCCCGACTTTTCTGCCAGCGCATACGAGGAGACACGAGACTCGAAGAAGTTTGTTTTTTGTTCTAGACTAATCATTTCCATGAAATCAAATGGATTAGAGGTCTTGTAAAAGGCTTCACATCCAAGTTGTAACAAGAGGCGGTCTGCCACAAACTCAATATACTGGTTCATCAGTTCTGAATTCATGCCAATGAGCCGGCAGGGCAGTGCCTCGGTAATAAACTCTTTCTCAATCGACACCGCTTCTTGAATAATGTCGCGGATTTTCTTCTTCGGTATCTTCTTCTCTAACTTGCTAAAAAGGTAAATTGCAAACTCGGTATGCAACGCCTCGTCTCTCGAGATAAGCTCGTTCGAGAAGGTAAGGCCTGGCATCAATCCTCTCTTTTTCAACCAGTAAATAGAACAGAACGCGCCCGAGAAAAAGATGCCTTCAATGCAAGCAAACGCAATCAATCGAGTCGCAAAGCAACTTCGTTTGTCCTGGATCCACTTAATCGCCCACTTTGCCTTTTTCTCGATGCATGGAAAATGTTCAATGGCGTGAAAAAGTTTATCCTTTTCGACGCTGTCCTTGATGTAACTGTCAATCAATATACTGTAGGTTTCCGAGTGGATATTTTCCATGGCAATCTGAAAACCATAAAAGGCTCTCGCTTCTGGCAACTGAACATCCATCATGAAACGCGACGCAAGGTTCTCCAAGACAATCCCATCACTTCCTGCAAAAAAAGCAAGAATCATCTTGATGAAAAATTGCTCATCTGTCGTGAGCGTATCCCATTGAGTTAAATCCTTGGACGTGTCGATTTCTTCCGGTCGCCAGAAGCAATCCACTTGTTTTTTATAAAGTTTCCATATGGTCTGGTCTGACACGGGGAACATGACATAACGTGACGTATCTTCAGATAGCAACGGTTCGTTCATGACCTTGGACATCTTTATATCATAGTCCAATATTTTTAAATTCTATTTATAAGGTTATAGACCCTTCGTTCCCTCGTTCCTTTGACCCAGAATATATCTAGACTATATCTAATCCTATGACCAAACCAGATTACGCGCTTGATTTGTGTATTGAAGAGGAAAAACAAAAGTGTCTTGACGCCATTCAGAAATATTACAAAAAGAATAAGCATCCCTCGATTGAACGTTTACATGCCTATTTATCTAGCCTACCCGCAGAGGAGACTGTATTGGAGGACCTGGATAAAATAAAAATATATCTTAACGAGGAACCGACTTAAGCTTGACGAGGTAAAGCGTGAAACTTTTTCCACAGACGTTTGAATAGATTAATACGATAGGTAAAGAGAACCGAGAATAGGACCCCATCTGCGTCCTCATAGGTCTTGACTAGGTTTAGCTTGACAAGCTTGCCGAGGTTCATTTGTTGCCTATATCCGCGAATAAGGTCATGTTCAGATGCCATCCTGTCAACCTTTTTACGTGTGACATGATGCACGAATTTGTATTCATCCTGCCAATCCATGTTGTAAAACTCTTCTAAAGAATAAGTATACACGGTCATAAATTGGGGGGTGCTTGCGTCTCCGCCGTGCAAGCCGTGAAAATGGGGTTCAGTGATAGCCACTTCCATCTTGTGTTACCTTCATTACTCTATTCTAGGGTGTTCAATTTTTATGTTTATTATTTTATAGTTCTATAGTAATGGTAATGAAGGTTATGAAACAAGACTGGCTCCAGAGTAGACCCTTGCTTTATTTCCTTTTTTTACTTTATATCATCGCAGTATCCACTTTTTTTTACAGACAGGATACACCTAGTTTGATTGTCTTCTATCTGTTGTTTTTATTGTTTTATCTCATTAGTAAAAACATGATTGTCGTATTAGGAAGCACAATGTTTGCGATGTTGGTTCTCGTTCTCTTACGTCAAAGCGTAAAAGAGGGATTGACTCAACCAGAGGAACCAGTCGAGTCTAAGAAAATACCAGAAGACCCGGACGAAAACAAGGACGCGTATGAACTGACGTTTAATGATTTGGAGAAAAACTTGAACGACATCAATCGTATAGAGGATGAAACACGTAAAAAACTAAATGCGTTGAAGGAACTCCATAGCAAAGGGCCAGCCAAGCCTTCCGGGACGCC